CGGCTTCAGTTTCAGCTTCACCAGCATGTCCAACAAATTCTTTATTGTCTACAATAACATTCATTTCCACATCTTTTTGTTTTTCTTCAGTAAAAAGTCCACGCATCCATGTTAGAAGGCCAGACAAATATTTATAACACGTGGAAAATAGGCCACTGGACAATAACCATCCAATCATAACTCCTGCAGCTTGTTCTACAGTAGATTTGGATGCAATATACACAAAAATGATGAAACTTGATATTTTCTCAATAGCAACCATAGCCTTTTGAACTAATGAAGTATCAGAAATAGTTTTCGATAAATTTTGACCAACAGATGCAACATCAGATTTCATTTGTGTTAACAACTGCATGGCTCCTTTCATTGTATCAGACATAGCTTCCTTAAAAGTATTTCCAGTACGTTCCAGAGCTGCTGTTGCGTGAGACAAGTTTACATTAAATTTCTTTGCCTCAAGTGTCACATTTGCAGCAATCAACTTCTCATCTGGGCCAAGATTAATCTTCATATCAGCTAAACCTTGAGCCATAAATTCTGAAACACCTTGCATTGTTGCCAGGGTCATTGCAACATCTTCCTTCTCCAATGTTTCTTGATTTGAAGTATGATCTTGCAATTTGGCAAGCATAGAGATAGCTGTTTGGCTCAAGCCTTTCACTTCATCAATTTCGTTAGCGATGCAACTTTTAAAAGTTCGTGCGTTGTCATCGTTCACTCTTTTTGCTTTAAGTGCTCTAAGTTTTGCAATAAGCGAGAGTCTAGCTACTCTATTAAATGAAACTGCTCGTTCTGCGAGTCGTGGTTTCATTGCGTAATTTCTTGCCTTCAACAATTTCTTCCCCTTCACAAGAGGATGATCTACAATCAAATCCTCATGGGTAAGAATATTCCTAGAGTTAACTGGTTCTCCTAATCTTAATCTACGCCAGTTAATATATTTTTGGATAAATTCTTCCTGTGGATATTGAGTTATACGCAAATTTAAATGTGTTTGTTCAATTGCAACATTAAAATTCAAATGATCTAACAACAAGAAAATTTCTTGTTCTTGCAATGCTGGTCCAGACAAATTACCAAATGACGCAGGCAAATTGTCAGATGTCATAGTCAATGAACGTGGATGTGCTACAGCCACATCAACATCTTTATTTACAGTGCGATCGCGAAGAGACGCCATTATGGAGCACCCTTCAGCCGAAAGTTTCAATAATTCATGTTCAATATCATCAATTCGTTTTCTGATTTTATCCATATCTGCCGTTAAAGGAATAGCAGCGATAAGTGCCAAATCGGCAGTATCAGAAGGAGCTCGTGTGGACAATGCCACACTAGTATAAGAATTAGTGAAACGACCATGACCATTTTCTTCAGTATAAGTTTGATTCAAATAGCCAGTAGTTGTATGGACAGTGTTATCCAACTTCTTACAAACAGAAATTCTTTTGTCTATAACAGCAGGCAATTTAATATCATAATGTTCTTCAGGCCGCAATTTCCACAAACGTGGTTGGTTGGGTATTTTGTACCCATCGGCTTCATCACGTTCGTATTGGTCGTTTAATTTTTTAACCGTTTCCATTGGCACGGCAGGCCAAATCATTTTATTTTTGTCTACAGAAAAATGTTCGCAGTTTTCGCTCAAATTATTCATCAATTGTTGTGAAGTCATTTTAGCTAAATGTAAGGACAATTAGGCGGCATTAAAAACTCTAGTTCCGCACAACTATTCACAGTGTTGGACATAATATATATATATTCATATTCACAATAGCAATTTTTCATCAGAGCGCCAATTCGTTATCGACAATCCACGATGGGATCGTTTGACTATGTTATAATTGGCATCAGTGGTGTCCGTAGTTTTCCACTGCATGGGGCGATACCTTTCATGCCATATACAAAAGTCTACAGAGCGTTTAGATTCATTAACCTTCACGTTGTACCTTTTTCGGATATATGACACTACCGTCGATCTCTACCAAACTCCTACCTCTGCGAATAGGTTTACACTAACCGGGCA